CCTTTGAGGCTGAAGGTGTCGACGAACTCATCTCTACTCGCCGTCTCTGCCATATCGTCAAGGCATACTCGATCTTTCGTGATCGTATGCAAGCGATCATGATGTGCATCGCCCGCTTCGATCCTGATACGAAGAGCGCATTCATTGACCTCTATACCAAGATCGATTCCGATAGCAACTCTACTGTGGCCAAGGTCGAAGAAGCTCTCGATGAACATCCTTTCTAACAATCTCACGGCGCAAGGATCCACGCCCTTTCTTGGGTCCAAAAAACAACAACACACATACAAAAATGACAAAGAAACTGACACAAAAACTGACCTCCATGATCAACCGTACTAGCCAACGTGAGGCTCTCCTGACGTTCCTCCTCTCGGGTAACTTGTTCTCCGCACAAGAAGCTCGCGAAGCAGGTGTCAAGGATCCACGCCGCGTCGTGAATTACCTCCGTTCGCTCGATATCGACATCGAGGCGATTCGTTCGGTCGATCGTAAGGGTAACTCTACCACTTATTACACCCTCGCCGAGGAAAAGCCAGCGAAGTCGGCTAAGCGTTCCGGAAGCAAGAAGGCCGCTCGATAAAAATATAGGAATAGGGTGAAGATTCGCTCTCACCCTATTCCTTTCTCTTTCTTATGAAGAAGAAACAAATCGGAATCAAATATGACGGTGATAAGCCAGACTATAGTCTGCTTCCTCCGTTCGCATTAGATGAAGTCGTAAAGGTGCTGACGTTCGGAACTGCTAAGTATGCGCGAGATAACTGGCGTGTCGTCTCCGACGGTAAGACTCGATACTTCTCGGCTACCATGCGACATATGTGGGCTCTCATGCGAGGAGAATCACATGATCCTGAAACCGGTTTTCACCATGCGGCGCACGCGATTTGTTGCATGATGTTCTACTTCGAATTCGATACAAATAAAAATATTCCTTCCTAAACAATTAGGTTTACAATCTCTGAAAAACAATATAGAATACCAACATGACTAAGTTATCCACCGACACTCTGGCGATCCTGAAGAACTTCTCCACGATCAATTCAAATCTCATCGTAAAACCCGGTGAACCGCTATCGACGATCAGCGAGGCTAAGAACATCCTTGCTATCGCTACCATTCCCGAATCGTTCCCTCAACAATTCGGTATCTATGACTTGACCGGTTTCCTCTCGGCGATCGACCTTGTAGGCGAACCTGACCTCGACTTCTCTGAGGATAGCATGGTTCTTTCGTCTGGCAAATCGAAGGTTAAGTATCGCTTCGCCGATGAAAGCATTCTAACTTCTCCTTCGAAGAAGATCAATATGCCCTCGACCGATGTGACTGTCGAGGTTACTGCCGATAGCCTCAACAAAATTCGCAAAGCAGGTGGTGCTCTTGGCCATAGCGTAGTCTCTATCGCAGGCAAAGATGGTATCGTCTCGTTGGCTGTCCTTGATCCGAAGAATCCTACTGCTAACACCTTTAGCATCGTGATCGATGACAACAATGCCTCGAAGGCTGCTTTCGACCTTCAGTTCCTTATCTCGAATCTCAAGGTTATCGCTGGTAACTATGTAGTCGAAATGTCCTCGAAGCTTATTAGCCATTGGAAGAATCAATCTACCCCAGTTGAATATTTCATCGCTCTCGAGAAAACCTCAACTTTTGATGCGTAATCTATGAGTAACATCACACCATTCCCTATGAACGAACAAACACAACCAGAACAAAACGATATTACCATCGGTGACTTTATTCTTATTCAGAATATCATCGGTGTCGCTGCCAAACGCGGAGCATTCGAATCGAATGAATTCACCGTGATTGGCGCTTTGACTGATCGACTCAATGCCTTCATTAAGGCACATACTCCACCGGCCGAATCGACCGAGGTAGATGAAGATGGTGGTCAATTGGAACTTCCACTTGAGACTCCAGTAAATCCATAATCCTATACGAATGTGGCTAAGGATCGACTAGACGGAACCGAGAGACGCTCATTTTTATATGAGGCATTCACTCTCCCTGGAAGAATTATCCTTTGGGTGAAATATATGAATCCTCCGAAGGAATATGGTGATGTCAAAGCAATTGCTTGGCGCGCCAAAAGTCCTATTATGACATTCTTATATTCGCTTCTATTTTGGTCCTTAGCCATATTTTTTGGATGCATCGTTCTTAGCGGATGCACTACAAAAATCACACCAACTCTCAATACAACACCTACACACTATATAAATGAATACGGAGCAGAATACAACGACGACAACGGAATTGAAAGATGATAAAGCCCGCGCTGCGATGCTCGGCGTAATGAAGGAAATCTCTGAGCAAATGTCGAAGATCGACGTTGCCCGAGATCAGGTGAATGAAATCCTCGATGCAGCCGCAAAGGCTTTTGAGATTCCTAAGCCGATGCTTCGAAAGGTCTCGAAGCTGTATCATAAGCAAGCAATGTCCGAATATGAAACTGAAGTCGCCGATGTAAAAAACATTTACAATCAGCTCACAACGAAGTAAGATACCTCTCTAGCCAACACACTCTATATGATGAACAATAACACTGAATTCTTATGGTGCGAAAAGTATCGCCCACAAACCATCGATGATTGCGTCCTTCCGTCCGAATTGAAGAAAGTCTTCAATGAGATCGTTAAGACCGGTCAAATGCATAATATGCTCTTGACTGGTTCGGCCGGTCTCGGCAAGACCACCGTCGCTCGGGCATTGTGCAATATGCTCGATCTTGATTACATGTTGATCAACGGATCCGAGGAATCGGGTATCGACGTGCTTCGTAATAAGATCAAGCAGTTCGCCTCGAGTGTATCATTGACCGGCGGGTATCGCGTAGTCATCCTCGACGAGGCCGACTATCTAAATGCCCAGTCGACTCAACCTGCGCTTCGTGGCTTTATCGAGGAATTCAGTAACAATTGTCGGTTCATCTTGACTTGCAACTTCAAGAATCGCATCATCGAGCCGCTTCATTCTCGATGTGCCGTAATCGAGTTCAACACTACTAAGAAGCAACTCGCTTCACTTGCCGGTGATTTTATGAAGCGTCTTCAGTTTATCCTAAAGAACGAAGGTGTAGAGTATAAAGAAAGCGTGATCGCTGACCTCATTATTCAGTATGCTCCTGACTGGAGACGCGTTGTGAATGAGTGTCAGCGTCACAGCTCTGGCGGTCAAATCAATCCCGTAGCATTGCTCGGTATGAGCGATCAGAATATCGCTCAGGTCGTATCTTACCTCAAGGCGAAAGACTTCAAGAGCATGCGTTCCTGGGTCGCAAATAACACCGCGCTGGATGGAACGGTGATGTTTCGTAAGATATATGACTCGCTCTATGACATCGCGAATCCTGGTTCTATTCCGGGCGCGGTGTTGATCTTGGCAGATTATTCTTATAAGTCTGCCTTCGTCGCCGACAAAGAACTCAATCTTGTGGCTTGTCTGACCGAGCTCATGGGTAACGTCGAATGGAAATAATATTATGAGCGATATCAAACCATTATCTTTCTTTGATTTCTTGACGAATATCAATGAAGGCTCGAAGGCAGTCAACCTCATGGAAGCGTGTAGCGCCGATGACTCAAGCGGAGCATTGAACTCTACCTCGATCGATAAGCAATATGTCGCGTTCATGATCAATCGCGGATTGTCTTATTTCAATGACACGATCCTCTTGGCGAACGAGATGAATCGCCATCATTCATTGCCTACAAAGATGCAGTATGACTTCTATAGGGGATTGGTTCGTCCGCGTAAACGCTTTAGCAAATGGGCAAAGAAAGAAGACGATAGCGCCGATGTCAAACTGATCATGGAACATTACGATTATTCCTCGACTCGAGCCAGAGAAGTATTGCCATTACTCGGTAAGGAAAGCATTGAGGCGATCAAGGCAATTCGTAATAAGGGTGGAGTTAATAAATAAGAAAGCATATAGTATGAACACAGAAAATGATATTATTGATTGGACTCCGGCTTCGATGCTCGAGATCACCCTTAACGAACCCGACGACTTCCTGAAAGTTAAGGAAACTTTGTCACGCATCGGTGTCTCCTCAAAAAAGGAAATCAACACGCTATATCAAAGTTGTCATATCTTGCATAAGGCAGGTCGGTACTTCATCGTTCACTTCAAAGAGCTGTTTTTACTGGACAGTAAACCATCTACTTTCACTAAAGATGACTTAGCCCGTAGAAATACGATCACTATCTTGCTTTCGGATTGGGGATTGCTGAGTATCGTTGACTTTTCCAAGGCCGAACCCACCTGCTCGCTGAAGGCTATCAAGATCATCTCTCATAAAGACAAGAAAGATTGGACGTTACTCCCTAAGTATCAGATCGGAAAGGTTAAGGGCAATCGATAAGAAGCTCTCTGATATAAATAGCCATATATGTGTACAGTAGCTGTAGTGTATCTAAAAGAGTATGGATGGGTCGGAGCGAAAAACCGAGATCGTAATTATCCCACTACAATTGGGATTACACAATCAAATCGCTACGATACTCAACGTTTATACATCGATGATAAACTCAGTCGCTGGACCGAAGGAATAAATGAGCATGGCATCGGTATCCTTTCGGCTGCCTTTAGCGTCAAATCCGATGAGAAAGAAGGAGCGAAGATGGTCAAGGGCACTGCTCGAGACCGAGAAGGTTACTTCTCTCCAGACGGTCGCTCGATTCGCGAGGCATTAAAGTTCAAAGATATCAAGAAGGTGATCAAACACCTTACTGATAGCGAGTTAGCCGGAGCGACATTTGTATTCGACGAGAACGTATGCTTCCTAATCGAAGGCGGATTTACTGTTAAGAAGTCAAACTCTACGAAGGAAAATCCCCGTGAATATTTCTTTAACTTAAAGGAGATCGATAAAAAGGACAAGCAGTGCGCTCGTACAAACCATGGAATTGATCTTCCTGAGCTTGGTTATCAAAAAGGAGGAATGAACGCCGAACAAAAGAAAGCACGTGAAAGTTCGGTAGAAAGATTGAAGATTGTTCTTAGTAACCTAGACGGTGTCAAGGAACCTGGTGATTTGTTAAAAGCTTTGGCCGATCAACCAAATAAAGATACTTTCATGAATCCAGTTCGTAAGGGTGATACAGAGAAAGCAGAGATGGCCACTACTGGGCAGCTGCTCATCGTTCCTAAGACTCGGACACTTCATTATCGTCCGATCGAGAGCAAGATCGAATTCGAATATAACAAGATCAATCACCCGGATGCAAAGACCTATTTCGAGATCATATCATCCAGAAACCTATTGACTTTCTCTGAATATACTGCTACGAAATCAACGTAAGTCATATAAATAATCTCGTGATCAATTCGGGTCACAGACAATGAGATGCCTTCATTGGGTCTCGTTGAAATCGAAACATAAACTCGCTTAAAAAGGAGTAAAAAAATGACAACAGCATACACAATAGGCCATACAGCATGGCGTCCAAACATCGGTATCGGATTCGAAAAAGCCTTCGGCGAACTAGAATCCATATTTCAAGACAACAAAAATACCACTTATCCGCCTTATAACATTTTTAAGGCAGGAGACAACCAACATGCGGTGGAAATCGCGGTTGCGGGATTTAGCGAGGAAGATCTTGATATCGAAGTCGTAGAAAACACCCTAACCATTTCGGGTCAAAAAGAAGGTAAGGACGAAAGGGACTATTCCCATAAAGGAATCAGCTCTCGTAAGTTCAAGCGCCAGTTCGTACTCGCAGAATACGTAGAGGTAGTTGAATCCACCTTGGCAAACGGCATCCTGACGATCGTCCTAGAGCAAGTGATCCCTGAGGAGAAATTGCCTAAAAAGATCACGATCAAAGCACAATAAAGGATAAAAATAATCTTAAGGGCGGTAGTTTGTCATGTACAAATGCCGCCCTTTTTGGTACAATCTCCTCATGCTAAAAGGCTTCTATACGTGTATCGATCGCAAAATGAATTACCTCCTCTATCGAGGATACGATGACGACGGCCGAAAGGTCTATGACAAGTTCAAGTTCCGTCCTGTGATGTATCTTGAATCTAAGGAAAAGAATACGAAATGGAAAGCTCTGGATGGGACTGCAGTCGAGTCGATGCGCTTTGACTCCATGTCTGATTGCCGCCAATTCATGAAGACTTACGAGGATGTCGACTCGTTCAAGATCTATGGTAATGATCGCCATATCCCGGCTTTCATTCAGGCAGAATTTCCTGGTGATATCAAGTTCGATAAGCGTCTGATCGATATCTGCTCGATCGATATCGAGACTCACTATGATTCCTCTGGATTTCCTGAACCTGACAAAGCCGAACAATCGATCTTGACGATCGCTCTCAAGTCGAGTAAGGACGACATCTATCGAATCTGGGGAATGAAGGCATACGACACCACTCGCGGTGGAGTTCGCAAGGAATATC